GTGCATCTCTCAAGAGTCAGATACGACTCGAGACACACAAGGACCAACTCTGGTCCACGCCCCTTAAAGGGGAATGTCCTGAGCCAGTATCCTCTCTCCCCGGCAATTAAGCCGGAAGTTCCTTAATTAATAGGGAACAGTCCACCGCGGTTTGATGTCGACGACACGCGGACGTCCTGAACGTTCCAAGTGTCCCTCATCAGCGGATGGCAATCCGCCTCGCTTGAGGAAGAACTTGAGCAAGGCTCCAGGACCATCAAGAGAATTGATGGGAATCCTGGAATCGACGACATAAGCCTTAACCAGAGGCCTATGAAGTCTCTCGCACATTCGCTGAGCATCATAGCCCAACGAACAAATGCGACCCAGCGCAGGAGACGATGAACCGACATTGGGATAGTACTTAAGTACTTTCCGCAATATACGGTCTACCTCTGCCGCACAATTCCACAGTCCTGCGTTATAGAGCAGGTTGCGGGTTGATACGGTAGAGATAACTCCCCGTGCGTTCAGTCTGTTATTAGGGGGAAGTTGACGGAACTTAACGACAGTAATGTCGTTACCGTCAAAATACTCCTTCCCACACGACTCTCTGAACCTTCCGGTCCAGAAAGACTTGCTGGATCCTACTTTTGCGTTAAAACGCTCGAGATAGGAAATAACAGATTCCACATAGTCTACAGGGACAATAATGTCGTCCCCGTAGATGCGCACCTTGCCCCTAAGGAATGAAATATCCTTAAGGGACGAGAACTGGGTGTTGAGCTCAGACTCTATCCCGAGGCATACACATACAAAAAAGTGCATTGCCTCAATGGGAAAAGTCAGAGCAGAACCCATAGACGCGAACTTGGCGAGGGGAATAACCCCGTGACCAGGAACACACGCTCGTTGAGATCTACAAGCCAGAACTGCCCCAAGCAAATGGGGGTGGTCTGACAACATAGCTTCAATGAGCTTGAGAGGGACCCGATCGGAAGCGTCGCTTAAATCAAGCGTCGCAAGGCCACCGCTAACAGCGGAACCTTCTCGGGCCAGCTCTTGGTTAGGGAGCTGGTCCGTGAATCCGATAAAAGAGCCGAGGAAAGAATCCTCGATTCTAGGAACCAGGGCATCCTTGACGGCTTGCT